GACGCGGCCACCGTTCCATCTTGCCGGATGATCCGGCTCGGCTGGTCAGCCATGTCTTTCCCTTTTCTGTTGTTCTCCCCGTCTGATGAAGATGGGGCCAGAGTCCGGGGAGGAAGCTCTGGCCCCAGCTTGTGCTTAGGCAGCGGCGACGATCGTCGCGTCAGACTCGATCGGCTGGTAAGCAACGTACCAAGTGATGATGCCGGCGTTAACCGCAGAACCAGTTGCCTGGATCTTTCCTGCCGGCAGGATCTGTCCACCTGGGGTCATGTGCGAAGCTGGGGGCAGGAAGACTCCTGCCGACTCAGCAATAGCTGTGGCGGCAGGGCCAACCACACCATAAAGCTGTCCCAGGACATCGCTCGTGACGGTAACAGCAGCAGAGATGTCAGCAACAGCCGCAGTCACGGTTGCGTCGAAGACAATCTTGACTGTCGTCGCGGTGGCGTCCATGGCAGTCGTCACGACACCGAATAGCTCAGTGATCCTGACCAGACCAGAGACGGTGAACAAATCCACGGTAGCGGCAGTCGGGGTGTACCCAGCCTTGGTAACAACAGTACCAAGAGCACCCGAGTTGCCGACTGACCCACCATCCAGAAGCGTACCGCTAGAGAAAGCGGTCTCACTCAGTGCGGCGTACTCGTAGTCGTTCAGAGTGACCGTGGTTCCAGAGGTGACGATCGTCCTGCTGTTCAGGCCAGACAGAGCCGATGGCTGGTACGGAACCGAAACGTCATCGGCTGCCGTAGTTACTAGGTAAGGCACTTCTCCTCCTCCTTCCGAGGAAGGCTAAGAGTGGAGAGGGGCCGAAGCCCCTCTCGACTTCTTAGACCTTGGTCATGCGGACGATGCCGCGCGGGTTGAGGACAGCCATACCAACCAGCTCGTCCATGACCCAACCCTTGTGGAACTGCTCCACCTGCGGGTTGTCCTCGACGTCCAGGGAGTACATGACCGGGAAGACACCCAAGAACTCAGGTGCCGGGGTCAGGTATACCTTGGCCTTCGGGATCATGACCGACTTGCCGATCTGGAACTCGCCGAACTGCACGACCCGCTCGCCGGCAACAACCTTGTCCTTGAAGGCCCAACCGGTTGTGTTGATGTCCCAGCGGTACAGGTCACGGTAGCCACGAGGCGAGAAGAGCAGACGCGCTGCGTCAAGCTCGTGCTCGTCTGTCGTCGCCACGGCGTCGTACAGAACGTTCGGGCTGATGTAGCCACCAGTCACCGTGATCGAGTGCGAGTGCGGGTCACCAGACGCCACGAGGAAGTCTCGTGATGCGTAGTTGGTAACCGCAGCCTCAAGAAGCGTGACAAGACGTGAGTCTTCCTGCTTCATGATGGCTTGCTTCGACTCGTCCTGTGCGTACTCCACGATGTTCACGCGAAGCATGTACAGGTCTTCCTTCTTCACCTTCGGGAAGGTTGCGATGCGGAAGAGACCAATCGGAGCGCGCTTGCCTTCGAATGGTGTGATCTTGACTTCGCCCTCATTGCCATGGAGCAGGTAGGCCTGTCCATAGTCATCGAGAACGTCGTACTCGATCGGAACACCAGGTGTCAGAGGATCTTCGAGAAGAACGTTTCTCACGATTCCCTGGTACCGCAGCTTCAACTGGATTGGGCCGATCATCTGCTGACCGAGCCGCTGAAGCCCGCCAGTCTTGTCGGCCAGGATCTGCGCAAGCCTCTGCTGCTTCTGAGCGTTGGAGAGCTTCGCTGCGCCGAACTTACGCTGGGCACCAACGATGTCCCGTACGTACTCGTCGGAAGCGCGGGCCTGGCGCTGTAGACCTGAGCCGACTGCCACAAGTGCTGACATGTTGCCTTTCCTCCCTTCGATCCTCTACTAGTCGTTACGGGGTCTGGTCTGCAACGATGACCGGAGTCTCGTTCAGCTCGACGATGATGCTCGCGCCAGTGATACCGGCACCGAGGTACGGGTTGGAACCAGTAGCGCCACCAGATGGCTTGTACTGGATCAGACGTGCGACCGGGGTCTCGATGACGTTCGAGCCGTCCATCAGGGCCAACTTGCCAGGACCGTCAGTGTGCGAGGCATTGGTGATGCCGAGCATGATCACTGCACCGTCTGACGATGCTGTCTCCGACCACGACTGGGTAGTCGCGAAGGCCGGCGCGTAGATCTCGAACTGGTTGCCTGGGGCACCACGCCACACCGTGAAGGTGTTGAGTCCGCTGGCTGTCGTCTCGTCAACACCAAGTGTTGGAGCGACGAACAGAGCTGACAGTCCCCATCCGCGAATGAGACCAGTAGTCGGCAGAATGCCGCCACCAGAAGCGGTGCCCGCAAGGGTGAAGACTTCTCCCGCGATCTTGGCCATGACCATGCCGGGGTAGATGTCGACAGCCTTGGTCCACGATGCACTCAGAAATCCGCCCTGTGGCGTCGCCTGGTGCTGAGCGTAGAGCGGACGCAGGGTGCGCTTCTGGGTGACATTCGTAAAGCTGCTCAACCTGAACATGTTTGCCTTTCCTCCTTCTCTACAACTCAGTGAACGAACAGAAGAGTGTCTGTTGCGTCCGAGGCGAGTCTTCTTTCCTCTGCCTGCCGCGCCATTGAAGGCGTGCGAGCAGCAGTCTTGCCAAGCACTGGGATCTGTCCAGCAGTGCGAGCTACGCGGCCCTGTGGCTGTGCCACCTGGTTCGCGAAGACTTCCTTGACCCGGCCGAGGAGCTTGATGCGGTCAGCCACCAAGATGGCCGGCATCTTCTCTGCCTCAGCGATGGCCGCGTACCGGTGCTCCAGCGGAACCATGCCAAGCTCGGTGTAGAGGTCCGCGAGCTGGTACACCTGAGAGGCAGAAGCCCTCTTGAGTACCGTCTTGGTCCCCGCGCCTGCCTGGATCGGCGTACGACCAGTGCCGTCCGCGACCATGGCCTCGGTCTCATCCGAGTGCTCGTTCTCGAACGCGGCGTTGTCGCCAGCGTTGTTGTCCCAGCCCGACTCGCTGAACTGCGAGTCCGTGCCGCCACCGTCGCTGTCGTCGACCTGGTTGGCCACTGGAGCCTCGACATTCTCACGGTCGTCAGGAGCTGCGACTGATGCGTTGCTCAGATCCTCAGCACGACGGGTCTGGCGAGCCGGCTTCGTTGAGGACATGACTGCCTCCCGAGCGCCGTAGTCTCCTCCAGCCTGGTTGTCATCAAGGTTCTGCACTGTCGTGGACTTGTCCGGAGATGCCTCCGCAGGTCCACCACCGAACGCTGGTGCCTCTGCTGCGGGTGGCGGGCTCGCAACGTTCTCGCCCGTGTCGGTGCCCTCGGCACCAATCGGGTAGGTCGCGTCCGAGGTCGGGTCTGAACTTACAGAGTCGTCATTCTCGAACTCTGCGAGCCGACGCTGGGCCTCTGCCAGCCTGCGCTGAGCTAGAGCCTGGCCAACGTTAGCTTGAACGGCTGTCCTACTCACATTGCCCTCCTTTCTAGGTTGGCCGCTGTACAGGTCATATGGGTTTGGCTCTTCGTCTGACTCGTCTTCGTCCTCGTCCTCATCGTCCGAGTCCTCGTCCTCGTCTTCTTCATCACCAAAATAATCGAGATCGTCGTGGTCGCCGTCAGAGTCGCTGTCATCGTCATCTCTGACGTTTCCGGCCTTCTCTGTATCAGGGTCCTGAAGCTCCTCTGGCGGGGTGATGTAGCCGCAGTTGTCGCACTCAACCCCGTTGAAATTCGAGTCACACTGAGGACAGTTGTTGTCGTCTCGAAGTGTGTCGACCTTCGGAGGAGCGATCATCTCACCGTATCCCAGGTGGATGTTGGTGAAGGTGCTGTTGCCATAAGACGAAGTTCTGCTCATCTGGTCGGCATTGGAGCTGAAAGTCAATACGCCACCTGAGGTGGTGTTGAACTGCGGGTAGGTGTAGTTTCCTGAACCCATCTTGACTCCATTCGGCACGATTACTTCCTGCATGACTGCGGTTTCATCGGCAGGGTCAAAGACAAATGAAATCTCGAAGAAGTTCAGTCCTCGGCAGATCTCATATACCAAAGTCCTCTGTGGGCGTCCATCGACCAACTTGGTCAACTCTTGACCCTTGTTGTTGAGGATGTGGTCGCAGAACTGTTCCGCCGTTGTGGCTACGTTCCCGCAGTACGAGCAA